AAGACGCTTACCCCAGGCATCAAGACTGTGACCACCAAGCCGATCAGCATTGAGTAGTTAAGACCATAGTAGAGTATCTGTACTCGTTACAGGATTACCGAACAAAGTACTAGGTTGGCCGGTATATCCAATACGATAGTCCAAGACACCGTACAACATAAGCACAGGTAAGTCGAAAGCAACAATGTTGTGACCGATAAGCTCAGTGCAATCAGACAAAATACGGCTGAGATTCTTGGACGTAATCTCTTCTTTAACCAAAGAAACAACAGCTTTAGTATCGAGATTGCGAATTACTACACACCAGACTTTGTAATCTGGTTTAAGTTTATATGGCATAGAAGAGTAGTCCAGACCGTTTTGCAACAAGTTGGTACTCTCAATGTCGATGATGTAACGCATATCTTCCTTCCAATAAAATAAGCCCCAAGTCTATCACAACTTGAGGCTTCCGTCAACTATTAGTTATTGTTCAACCAGTTTTCTAGGTTGTGCAATGTATGTGTAGCATTATCGTAGTAAATAAAGCCAGCAGGACCAGTCAAACCACATACACGATTCTTAGTAACAGTGATTTCTGTACTATTTCGTGTTAGTTCACTTTCAGCCATCTTATCTCGCTTTAGCAAAATATTTGCAGAAGCTGATTTAATGATTGTACTTGAACCCATGATGTTTTGCTCACTATCTGCACCGCTTTGACCCGCTGGAGTCTTCCGCATGTGGTTGATGAAAATGAACGTCACACCGTGGCTCTTAATGAACCCTTTAGCCCACTTCATAAAGTCCGCTTGCTCTTCATTACTTAGACCGTCTAGAATGTCTTGCAAGGGGTCTAAAACGATCACCTTGGCTCCACATGCTGCAACTAGCTCTTCTACTGTGTCCTGAATCTCTTCGATGGTTCCATCACGGTTATCCAAGAGATAAAACCGAGAGTCACCATCTGGTGTCATCATTAGCTGTTTAGCTTGTTCCTTGACTCTCTCTGAATTTAGATAAGCTAATTTCTCGTCTAAGCTCTCAATCAATGCAAGCTTCTTCGATAGGTGTCTGGATAATAAGACTTCACCGTACTGACCAGCATCGAGTTCCATCGATACGATACCTACAGTATGTGGCGAGTTGAAAATCCAGTAATAGATTAGCTCGTTTACTAGAGTTGTCTTACCAATACCAGTATCAGCTGCAATGTTCACAATATGACCAAGAGGCATACCACCAACGAATAGTTCGTTTAGCTTCTGCATAAATGGTGGGAAAGGAATCTTAGATACTGCAGATTGATCTAGAATTCGTTCGTACAGATTACCAGAAGGCAATACACCAACAGGAATCTGTTTTCTGGAATTATAGAAGTCTTGAATAAAAGCTTTCTCTTCGCCTTTTTCTAGATATTCATTTGCGTCCTTATAACGCATCTGCATAACTTTGACTTTACCTTTTGGTAGTACTTTGATTAGTTGATCAACAGCAGCTTGACCAGCTTTATCATTGTCATATGAAATAATAATCTGATCAAAAGCATCAAAGAATTTATACTGTGCAGCAATCTGTTTGTGAGAGTTTGCACCTGTAGTGGGACTAACCACAGCAGTTTCAAAATCACCACGATCTGCATTGTATGCTTGAATCATTTGATAGGCTGATAGTGCATCTACTTCACCTTCTGTGATTACAACATATTTACCACCACGGTTAAACTTGAACTGCATAAACAATTCGCAGTCTGCGCCTGTGCGTCCCTTGGAATAAAAGTCCTTAGGTACTTCACGAATCTTATAACCTACAAGTTGGCCTTCTTGAGTGCATGGATAATACTGTTCAATGACAGTACCATCCTCAATAGAGAATGCATGTCGAACACCGAACTTTGCGTAAGTCTCTCTGGTAATACCACGGAAACCTTTTCCATCTACAGCAGTCTCTGCCTTAATTGCAGTATTCTCTTCTTGTGTCAGTGCAGGTTTACTACTTGGTTTAATTTCCATATCTTCCTTTTCTTTAAAACTCTTGACCTTACTTTTATGTTTAGTCTTTTGTTGATGCTCTAGCAGTTCTTTGTACTCGTCACTGACTTTAGTGAAACCACACCCAAAACAATGACCTGAACCGTCATCGTAGAGGGCGTAGTTATCGACAGAACCGCACTTTTCACAATTAGTATGTCGAATGAAATTAGCCATTAATCTCCTGTTTTAAGTAACCATTTGTTAGAAATAGCTTTAAAACTACGGTTATGAATGCTGTTGCTCTTAAACACAAGACCTTCACGTTCAGAACCATTAAGCTCTGATTTACCTTCGGCTTGTGCCAGTATACCGGAAACACTTTCACCTACAAGGGAAATGTCTTCAGCAAGAATTGGTACATGTTTAAGACCTAAACGCTCACACGCAGCTTTAAGCTGGACTGGCAAGATATACTGTGCCGTATGAGTATTGTACATGTCATAAACGTAGAAGTCAAGCTGAGTCTTGTACTGATTGCCTTGGATGCCTTCACCAATCATCTCACCTTGAATAGCCATACCCTTCATGAAATTACGGCGCATAATATCCTCAATTTGGAACTTACGTGCTACTTTCCAGAATGAATTTGCTTCATCTTCTTTCAAGTCCAAGTTACGTGAGCACACATGGAATACGTCTTCATCGTCTAGATAGAACGTGCAAGAGGAACCATCAAGTTTTTCAGTAATAGACCAAGTATCTTCTTGGAATACACCATTGAATTCTTTTACAAGATTTTGTACACGCTCTTGGTCAGTCTTTGGTACTAGCGTAGGGAAATTACCTCGTGCCATACCAGCAAGTTGAGCATTCATTGGGCGTTCCCATTTGATGATGTTCAAAGGTAAACTTACATCAAGACCTTCAAATAGTTCGCTCTCAATGTTAGCACAAGTTGGCTCCAACGGTAGCAACAAACCTTGTGAGATTTGACCACGTAGTTTAATTGTACGTAGACGTTCACCTTCTACACCTTCAAATACTTTTGGAAAGTGTCCAGCTTTGGTTAGAAATGGTGCAAGGGCTGTTGGAACCCACGAATCAATTTCAAGGTATACAGCAAGATCACCTGCAGTATATTCACCCTTCTTTACTACGACTTTCCAGCCATCGACTACAGCGACTTCAATAGCGTCTGCACCTTCGATGGGTTCAATTGCTGCGATACTGCGAATAGTTGCGAGTTTACGTTCTGTCATTTATTTCTCCTTTTCTGTTTCCGTCAAAATATCACAAATCATCTTTATGCCGGATACCAACTAGTACCGGAAAGCGTGGAACATTGTATCCTGTTCCAACATCAAAATACTTAACTTTTGCAAGTTGACCCATCAATGTTTCCCTGCGTTCCCACAAATCTTCTCGAATAGCGTCAGTCATACCACTGCCACAACTGAATGTATCGCCTTTAGAGGTACGTAGAATCAACGATCCCATTGTGTCTAGGGCTACCATACCATCTTTAGCTGTAGAGCGTTCTGTGCGTCCTAGCTCGTTAATCTTTGCTTCATTGGTGTTGGTGTACTTAGGCTCCCAACCAATGATTTCAAACTCGTTATCTACAAAGCGTTTGACTTTCTGTAGTTCTGGATTCTTAGTGCCAGAGCGACCGCATTTGTAACTTGCATTTTCATCACGTAGCATTACACCTTCTGCACCCATTTCAAGCATTTCAGCTTCGAAGTCATCAATATCCGACATATCTACTACAGGATAGTGTGGAAGCATTACGACTCTTTGAGGTACACCTATCAATGTCTGCAGGCGTTTATAGCGATTAATCCAACTCGCTGTCGGGTGATACCTGTCGAACACATAGAACTTAAAATCAGGTTCACCACTCTGACGCATAACTCCAGAAGTACTTTGATTGAATACATCAGGTGCATTCTTATCGCCTACGATCAGTTCACCATCCATACCTTCTAAAATATGCGCCCAATAGTTTACATAAGCTTGTATCTCCTTGTTTGGAATCGGTTTGAGACTGCGTGAGTAAGCCACACCCATAAATACAATGCAGCGAATACCATCAAGTTTTTCAGACATGTACATGCTAGACGGTTGTGTCTTGACTTTGGTGTGCTCGATTGCTAACTGCGGCTTAAAGCCTTCTGGAATTGTCATCAGTGTTCTCCAATCTTAAAAATGCGGTAACGTTTGTTGCCAAGCTTCAAGTATACACCAGCATAGTAGAAAAGCTTAGGACTTTGATAAATAATTTTTGGAAAAATCATACTTCGACCTCTACATGAATTTTTGGACTTGGTTTATTTTTATGTGCAGAAGCTCGTTTAACTTTACAAGTCAATGTTATTTCTGCATGTGTTAATGTACTATGTACACAAATTGTTGACCACCAGAATAAAGATTTCTTTTGAACTAGAAATTTTTGTTCGTATTCTACAGTCCATTTACTAAATACAG